AATGTATGGGAAAAAATGACGATAATAGAGCAAAAAATAGAAATGCAAGAGAAAGAAAAGGAACCAGAAGAAAACAAAGACGGAGGAAAAAACAAATGGGATACCAAGATTGTCCGTGCCTTAAATGCGATCACGGAGGAGAAAGAGAAAAACGAGTTGAATGCCGAAGAAAGTGTACTGAATTTGCTGCATGGAAGTTAAGTATGCAGGCGATCAGACAGAAAAAGAAAGAAGATAAAGACAAATACTATTCACCTACTAGAGGAAAGTTCTACAAAAGAAACCTGATGAAGCAAAAAGGTGGAAGAAAGATATGGTAGATCCATGCAAAGCCTGTGCAGAGATAATCTGCATGGGCATTTGTGCCGATCGGGTGCAATACAAACAAGAGTACCAGGAGATGACAGACCGGATAAGGCAGCAGATAATAAATCGTAACAGGAGGGAAAACGTGGACAAGAACGTACTGATCCAATACAAAAACATGATTGAAGAAGTAAAAGATATAAGAAAAAGAATCCTGCAAACAGAAAAGCAGATTGCAAGGATTGAGGAAGAAGGAACGGTAAAAGACACAGTAAGCGGCGGCATGGGTGGAATCCAGCATTTTGTAGTGGAAGGTATGCCGGTATCAGAACTTAGCAGAAAGAAGATGCTGCTTAATAAGCGAAAAGCTATGTTGGTAGAAAAAGAGAATGAACTTCTGGAACTCATGAATCAAGCGGAAGAATATATAAACAGTATCAAGAAGAGCGAATTGAGGACGATATTTAGATTGTATTATATTGATGGAATGACATGGACACAGGTTGCCTACAGAATGAATGCTATGCATCCTAAAAGAAGAATTGCGTACAATGAAAAGAACCTGCAGAAGAGAAATGAAAGATTTTTTGCAGAAAATGAATAAATGTCGCCCACTGTCGTGCAAATATAGTTTAATATATAGACTAGAGCGATTAGATGAAGTGATACTTCATATTGATACTCTTCTTGTAAGTTGAATGAACTCGGGTGATCTTCGGACCCCGAGTCTTTTTATGCGTAAATTTAGAAAGGGTGGTAACGAATGAAACAGTATATTGGAACAAAAATCGTTAAAGCAGAACCGATGACAAGAGGTGATTATAACGATTACAGAGGATGGCAGATTCCTGCAGACGAAGATCCATCGGATGAAGGATATTTGATGAAATATGAGAATGGACATGTGCAGTGGTTACCAAAAGAAATGTTCGAAGCTGATTATATCGAATACGACAAAAACAAATTACCGGCAACAGCTATTGGAATGATAAGTCCTGATTATAAAGAACGTTTCAAGGCAGAATATAATCAGCTGGTAATTCGTTATGAAGGATTACATGGAATGCTTAAGAAGTGGGATGATGGAGCACTTGAATTTGAACCAACTTGTCCACGTAGCATTTACAATATGCAGATCAGAGCAATGTCTGAATATATCGCAGTGCTTGAAGCAAGAGCAGCAATTGAAAAAGTAGATTTGATGTCTGAGTAAAGGAGAACAAAATGATCATTACAGGAATGGATCACTTTCAGAGTGTTTGTAAGAGAAAAATGGTTGATTGGTATAACAAGAGCGATAACACTCACAAAGAACCTAATGACATTCAGCCGATTGACTTAAGCAATGTATTTGTAGTATGGAGCTGCAAGACATTACAGAACTACAAATGCCTAGTATCTACTACAGTAAGCGGTGACGGCATCTACGCAGAATACACGTATAACGGAGACAAACAGGAGCTATATGAGGACGTGTATAAGAAGCTGACAAATACATGCCACACAGAAGAATAAAAGCCGGAGCAATCCGGCATAAGGACCTCTAGCTCAGCAGGTCAGAGCAGTCGGCTCATAACCGATCGGTCCAGGGTTCGAGTCCCTGGAGGTCCATTTGAAAGAAAGGAGTGAGCCTGATGGCATTAACAGAAAAACAAAAGAGATTTTGCGATGAATATTTGATTGATCTGAATGCTACTCAGGCAGCAATTAGAGCAGGATATTCAAAAAGAAGCGCAAGGCAAATTGCAGAAAAAAACATGACAAAAGATGACATTCAAAAATATATAAAAGAACGGATGGATGAAAAAGAAGACGAATTGATTGCTGATCAAGACGAAGTTCTTAGATATCTCACGGCAACAATGCGTAGAGAGAAAAAAGAATGTATTGTAGTAACAATAAAAGAAAAAAAATCAGTATATGCTCCAGACAAAAAAGGAACAATGAGAAAGCAAACAGTCGAAAAGGAAGTACCTAAAATTATTGAAATACCTGCCAAATTATCAGACGCAAATAAAGCAGCAGAACTTCTTGGCAAGCGATATGCACTTTTTACAGATAAAGTCGAAACAGATGTTGATATGAATCTGAACATTACAATCGATTATGGTGAGGATGATACTGGATGAACATAAAAGTACAGGCAAATCCTTGCTTCAAAGAGATTGATCGTAGCAAAAAACGATACATTGTGATGAAAGGCTCTGCCGGATCCGGAAAGAGTATGGATACAGCACAGCATTATATCCTGAGACTCATGAGCGATTCTGGTCGTAATCTTTTATGTGTTCGAAAAGCAGATGTAACGAATAGAGATAGCACTTTTGCAGAATTGCAGGGTGCTATTTTTCGTATGTTTGGAGAACAGTATAAACGATACTGGTACATCAATGCATCAAATATGATCATAGAATGCAAGAGTAATCACAATCAGATCATATTCAGAGGTGTAAACGACGAAAGACAGAGAGAAAAGCTGAAATCAATCACATTCAAACGAGGAAAGCTAACAGATGTTTGGATAGAAGAAGCGACAGAGATCACACAGTCAGATTTTGAGATCATTGATGACCGATTGAGAGGCGAATTGCCAGAAGGACAGTTCTATCAGATTAGGATGACATTTAACCCTGTGTCAGCACACCACTGGATCAAGAAAGTGTTCTTTGATCGTGCTGATTCTGACGTACTGACACACCAGTCAACTTACGAAAAGAACCGATTTATTGATGAAGCATACCACAGACGAATGTTAAGACGTAAAGAAGTAGATCCAGAAGGATATAGAGTCTATGGTCTAGGCGAATGGGGAGAAGTTGCAGGATTAATCCTTAAAAATTATGTCATAGAAGAATTTGATCGTACACCAGAACGCTTTGATTACATGGTAAATGCACAGGACTTTGGATTTAACCATGCAAACTGTATTGGGGAGGTTGGATTCAAAGATGGCGATCTGTACTTATGTCAGGAACTTTATGTCTACGAAATGGACACAGAAGAAATTATCAAAAAGGCAGCAGGGAGATTCAATAAGAAGCTTCGTATGTGGTGTGATTCTGCGGAACCAGATCGTATCAAGATGTGGAAGAAAGCAGGATACAGAGCAAAAGGAGTAAAAAAAGAGCCGAACAGTGTCAGCGCACAGATTGACTATTTGAAACAACATAGGATACATATCTATCCAACGTGTGTAAATACAATTAAAGAAATACAGCAATGGAAGTGGAGGAAAGATGAGAGAACCAATACTTATCTAGATGAGCCAGTTCCATTTTTTGATGATGCAATGGCCATGTTACGTTATTCAATCGAAGAAGAACGAAAACAGAAACCAAGACTAAACACAAAAGTGAAAGGAGGAATATGATGCGTAAAGAAATTTATAGGATATCGCCAGACGAAGAACTAACAGATGCGAAGTTGAGTCGGTTTATCGCAAGGCATGCTGCAGAAAGCATGTTTCGGTATAAACAATTACAAGATGCATACGAAACAGATTTCCCAATCTTTCACAAAAAACCGAAACCAGAGTGGAAACCCGATAATCGTATTGCTGTAAACTTTGCAAAATACATTGTAGACACAATGAACGGGTATTTCATTGGAAATCCAATCAAAATCATAGTAGATGGTGGAGAGGAAACGATTGAAAAATACATAGAATTCCTTGATCAGTATAATGATCAGGATGACAACAATGCAGAATTGTCTAAGATTTGCTCTATTTATGGAAAAGGGTACGAAATGTATTATAACGATGAAGATGGAAACGTCGGAATTATATATTTAGATCCAACAGAAGCGTTTATGATCTATGATGATTCGGTACTTAAACGTGAACGCTATTTTGTTCGGCTATATAGGGATGAGGATAATGTCTTGCATGGAAGTGTATCGGACCAAGAAAAAGTTCGATGGTTTACTATAAAAGGAAAGATTGTTTGGAATGAACAAGAACAATTACATTATTTTAATGGGGTTCCAGCTACGGAATATCGTGAAAATAAAGAATGCCAAGGAATATTTGAACCGGTGATGTCCATAATTAATGCATTCAACAAAGCAATCAGTGAAAAAGCCAATGATGTAGATTATTTTGCAGATGCATATTTGAAAATTATAGGGACTTTGCTAGATGAGGATGAATTGAAACATATTAGATCAGACCGTGTGATCAACTTTGATGGGGATGGCGAAAGTGTAATCATTGATTTCTTACAGAAAC